GCAACAGTTCCCTTGACCTCTTTATAGAGTTCACAGCCTTTGCGAATAGCTGCGACACAGCCATTTGCCATTGCCAGAAGGGTGAGAGGATCAATCTTGCGCCCCTTACATTAGCCCACGGGCCTTCATTTCAGTTTCGTATTCCATGAGAGATGGGATAGGCGCTGTTTCTTGTTCAGCAGAAGGCATTTCTGGACCAACAGTTTCCAGCATTGGGCCAGCACGAACACCACCAATAGCCAAGGCTTTTGCAAGAGTTTGAGTTGCCCCAATAGCCTTGTCCAAAGTTGTTTTTGGCTTTGACAAATCAAGCATTGCTTTTCTGTAATCTGGGTTATAGATAACATCAGCAAATGCCTTTGGGCTTGCAATAATGTCCCGAATTAACGGGATAATTTCTCTTGCCTGAAGTCTTGTTCTTGCACTTCCACCCAAAGCACCAGTAAAGCCATAAGCCTCACCAGAGGAAATCCCAGGCACTCCAGCCGCAGATTCAGTTTGAAGTGTCCTACGCATCCAATTCATTGCAAGTCTTGCATCAGTAGCGTCTTTTGCATTTGGAAATAGATTGGCGAAATCACTGCTTTTTTTGTCTAGTTCTTTGAGTGCAATGTTTATATTAAATGTTGGATCATTTATCGCCCCACCTTTGGCTTGTGCAACAGATAAAACATCATCAAAATTCATCCTGCGAATTGTGTTTAAAACTTCATTCACCTGAGAATTTGGACTGTTTTGCATCACTTCAACAAGAAACTGTTGCTGAGATGCGGGCATCTTTTTTAGCTTGGCAAGTTCATCCTCTGGAACCAAGTCAGTAACATTTTTAACATCAAATGCTTTTGTTAATGGTCTATCAGAGAACTGTTCAATTTTTTGGATGTTTTGTCTAAACTTATCACGGGCATCAACAAGTTTATCTGCGCCAGGAACTCCAGCATCAATTGCTTCATCAAGAGCGTTTTTAAACCCGTTTAACACCGATATTGCAATTCCTTTTGCTTGACCAGGAGCAACACCCTCAAAGATGTTTCCTTTGCCAAAATCTGCTTTTCCAGAATATGCCGCTTCACCCCATGCAGACAAGTTTTTCTGCAATCGATCAATGTTTATTTTTAAATTTGATGCAGGGATGGCAGGAGTAACTGTTACAGATGCTGGAGCGCCAGTTGGCCCAAGGATTGTTGATGGGGTTGTAACTGATGGAGTTGCTGGAATTGCATACTCGTCAATAATTTTTTGTAAAGCATTTCTAACTGGGTCGAATGTTTTTACTTCTACTGGTATTTCTCCCAACTTAGATTGAATAACTGAAACAACTGGCGTTGTATCAATCAATCCACCAGCACTTTTTGCGGCACTGAAGTCTTTTGCAGCGTCACTTCTCAGCTTTGAAGAAAGCGATTTGCCGTAGTTGTTAAAAGAAGAAACAACTGCTTGAACAGCATCTAGTGGACTCAGTGTTTTGTCGCTTGCTTTGTTAAACAAGTTTGTTAAAAAAGACTCAACATCATAAGCCTGTGCCTTCTTAAACTCAGATGGCAATGCTCCTGTTGATGGTTCAGCAGAAATTCTTGCTTCTGTTGCTAATTGCTCTCTGTTTAATCCAAGTTCACCAGGAGTAAGTCTTCCAACTCTTGTTAACTCGCTTGTTTCTGCTGTTTGCGGAAAAAGACCTGCTGGCTTTGTCATTTGCTGACCAGCAACAGTAAGTCCACCTTTGGCAACATAAGGAGACATTTGCAAGGCCAATTGAGCCGTTGGACTATCTGGCGCAACTTGTTGTGCAAGAACTCCAGTTGTTCCAGAAACACCAAATTCCCCAAGAGTTCCCTTGGCTCCTCTGCCAAACAGTCCTGGCACACCAACGGCAGTTAATGCCGCAGCAGGAGCGCCAGCCTCTCCAAATTCATAAGCACCACGATAGCCTTGAATTGATTGAATGTTAACGCCAGTAAGATTTTTTACAGCATTTGCAATTCCTGCACTAGAAAAAGCATTTGGGTCTTTGCTTCCTTTTAGGTAGTCATACAAGTTTCCCCATCCACCAACAAGACTGACAATTCCTTTAGCTGAACCTTTAAGCAAAGATTCGCCAAACTTTTTGAACTCAGAAACTCCACCTTCTTCTGGGTCAAAAACAGATTGGCTAGAGGTTGTCAATCCTCTGCGTTGCATTTCTGCTTCAACATCTTGTAGACTGCTCATGGTTTTTTGGCTTTCAATTCGTTAAATTGTTTCATCAATTCTTCATTGCTTAATTCTGACAAAGGCTTTGGAGTATTTGCGCCTAAATTAACAATTAGAATTGTTGGAACATATCCTTTAAGAGTTTTCTCTTTTCTTGCATAGGTTTCCAATCTGGTTGTTTCATCAACAATTCCTTGATTCTTTTTAACCATAAACTCAATAAGTTGTTTACGGGCTTGCGGACTGTTCTCCAGTTGAGGAACAAGACTTTGGATAAATTCACGATCTGCATTTGAGAATCCTGATCCAAGTCTTCCACCAAGAGTAGCAAGAATTACATCACCAGCAGTCTTTTGATAATTTTCAGATTTTGCAAGTACATCTTGATCTTTGGCACTTGTAAGGCCAAGTGTATTAAGAAAATTTGTTGCTCCCAATCTGCCACTTGCAAAAGAACCGCTAATCAATGCGCTTTGGTCAAGTTGATTTAATCTGTTTAATGAATTTAATGAGGCTATTGCATTTTCTTGCAATGTCATTGCATTGCCTACTCTATCAGCATCTTTTTTGTCTAACAGCTTTTCAAATTCTGTTTGCTTTCTTTCTGCTTCAATTTTTGTAGTTGATGTTGCCGTTGCTCTGTCAACGCCACCAAAATAAGGAACACGCATCTGTTTGCCATCTGCGCCTTTTTGGTAGATATATTGTTGGTCATTGTTTACATCAAGGTAAACAGGTTCTCTGCTTCCCATTGCAACGCCAACTTCTTTTACATTTCCAACCTTTGGCTCTTTTGTTGTCAGTCGCTTTAATTCTTCTCTATATCTTTCAGTATATTGAGGCGATCCAACAGGAAACTCAGCGCTAGCAATTGCAGCAGCATTTCTCATCTCATTAGATGTTGACTCTGGTTTTGTTGTCAACTCAGTCAATTTATCTTGATATGCTCTATTGAACTCAGGAGAACCAGGGCGACCAACAGATGCCGCAAAAGCCAAAGCATTTCGTTGCTCAGAAGTCATCTTCTCCGCAGTACGCTGTTGCACCAAGGCCAAATCACTAGCCGCTTTACGAGCATAGTCAGCCAAGGCGGTAGCTGCCACTGTGTCACCAGACTGTGCCGCCATCTGTGCGCCACGCATGATGGACTCAGGATCATTCATGTCAATCTGCTTTGCCAAGGCATTGCGTTGGCTAATCAGACGCATCTGAGGGTCTTCTACGCCCATCAAGCCACCCAAGGCTTGACCTACCTGTTGACCAGCACGATACAGGCCAAAAGTAGCTTGTGCCCGTGGATCAGCTTGAGCAAACTCCATTGCTTGCTTTTGACGCATCAAGTCACGCTGTTCTTGATACAACTCAGGAGTTACCCCAAACAAACTTCCAACAATTTCTGTTGCCATGATTTATCCTTAGAAATTAGCGTTTGTATCAAGTTGGCGGGTATTGGTTCCATAACCTGCGCCACTATTTAACCACTGTGCCAATGCTTGTTGCGCTTCAGGGCTATTTGCCAAGCCTGTCAATGCGGTTCCAAAAGGACTAACACCAGATGCCGCCTGAGTTGTTCTAGCGCCTAACAAGCCACCTTGAAGCAGTGTTTGTCCAACATTAGCACCAGCCTGGGCAGACCTGCCACCCAACTGTGCGCCAATATCCAAAGGTGCTTGACCCAAAGACTCTAGCGATGAACCTACGCCAACACCAGTGCTGAAGGGTGCATAAGCACCTGTCAAGCCTTGCGTATAGCTTCCAAGCAAACCAGCGCCAGAACCTAGCAAACCAGCGCCAAACTGAACCTGTTGTTGACCAGCTTGAGTTGCCTGTGCCGCCAATGCCGCATCTTGTTGAGCCAAAGCGTTGTAATAGGCTTCCATCTCAGGAGATGCCGCACTTAAACCAGCCGCACCACTTGGACGAGCGCCAGTAGCACCCACAGACAATCCACCACGACCAGTATTAAACAACTGGTTTTGCAACTGAGCAAACTGACGCTCACGGCTAGGGGCTAACAAGTTCTGTTGCTTTGCCATGTAATCAGCGGCAACTTGTTCTGGAGACTGAGCCAGATACTGTTGACCAAGGCCAAACAAGCCTTGTGCGCCAGCAGTCAAAGGAGCATACCGACCAGCCGCCTGTTCTGCCTCAGTCAAACCTTGACCAGACAAAGCCATGATGCGGTCTTGCATTGCCTTGAGTTCTGGTGTTAACTGATATCCAGCACTTGTCAATTGACCAGTTGTAGGATCAAACCCAAACTGTGATGCACCAAAACGAGTGGTAACGCCAACAGGACGAAACCTCTGTGCTTCTGCTGCTGTTGCCGCCGCATCCCTCATTGCTTGAGCAGAGATTCTTGCCGCCTCTACATTGGCTTGGTTGGTCAACAAACCACCAGCAGCACTTACTCCAGCACCAATTAATCCTTTTGTAACATTTGGATTTGATTGAAAAAACTTCAATACATTTCCAACTGTTAGCCCAGATCGATCTGCTGTCTGTTGTGCCGCTTGAGTAAGTGCAGCATACGCATCACTGATGTTTTGAGTACCACCAGCCTCTTGAGCCAACTGATAAATCAATTGCTGTTCTTCAGGAGAATAGTTGTAAGGAGTGGTGTCCTGTAACTCAGTCGCAGGAGCATTCATCTCATCATCATAGGTTGCCATATTTCCTCCAGTATTTCCAGTAATCGGTGTTTGTGGTGTTGGTGTGGGTATATCAAACCCAGATGTGTCTGAAATGTCTTGTGTGGTATCAAATGCAGTCGTGTCTGCTGGAATTGTTGACGCAAGATTATTAAGCCCAACACCTTTGACAGCGCCAGTAACAGCTTGTTCTGGAGTCTTTCCCGCAATCAATCCACCAGCAGTTCCTTGAGCAACCTGTCCAGCAACAGTAGAACCAGTAGCCTCTGCTACGCCAGCACCTACACCAAGTTGTCCAGCAATGGCTTGACCAGCAAAGTTTGCAGCAGTTTTTTCATCACCACTAGCAATAGCGCCAGCAGTGGCTCCAGTAGCAATAGCAGTCCCAATTCCAGGAAGGCCAAAAGCAGCTCCTGCAATATCCAATGCCAACAAAGGAAGTGGGCCAGCATTTATGATCTCATTGCCAAGTCCAGCAAGCAGTCCACCGCCACTGCTGTATTTGTAGCCAACAATTTTCTGACCAGTTGTTACTTGATAGTTATATTTTCCGGATGGTTCGACATATCCATTATTGCCATAAAAAACTGGTTGGCCTTGATAGTTGCCAATTCCTTTGATTTCTCCCGTTAGTGTTGGGTCATATGTTGCAACACCAGCATTAAGAATAGAAGCAAAATTTTCAATTGGTGCAATATATCCTTTTGTTGATGCGCCCAATTCTTTAGAAATGTAATTACCAGCATCAAAATTGCCAAATTGTGTATTTGTTAAATCAACATAATCAGAATTATTTTTAAATTCACTTAGCAATGTTGGGTTTAAAAATCCAACCATTACTTTACCAAAATTCCCAGATGCAGCACCCTTCGTTATTCTGTCTTCTGGAATAAATCCGTACTCTTTGCCATTTATAGTAAATGTTGCGCCCAATCTAGCTTTTAATGGGTCTGAATCTTCTCCAGTAAGATAGAAAGGCACTCTCCCGCTAGTATCTAGCGTTCCAAACTTTGATGTTTGTATGGATTGAGCCATTACACAGTGCCGTTAGCCACAATGTTGCCCAACACAGTCAAGTTACCTGAACTGTCAATCTTCATCACATCAGTTCCTGAGTGACGAATAAGTAGATTAGACCCACTCTCAACAAAGCTGAAGTTTGTGAAGGTTCCATCTGCCTTGGTTGCAATGGCAGTGGAAATGTTGGTGAACTCAGTATCAATCTCAGTTCCCTTGACAACCTTGCTTGCATTCCCTGGCGACAAAGCATCTTTAGCCGCAAAGTTGGTGGTTTTTGTATAGTTCATGTCAAATTCCTTTAAACCAGTTTGCCATTCTTGGCTTGAATCTCAATCTTTTGAATGCTCACAGGATACCCATTGATCTGCACTTCATAACCCGTCTGCACAGTCTTGCCAGAACCTGATGTTTGACCAACCAAGGTCTGTAAGGAAATGCCATCTGAGTAGTAAGCAACAGGAACACCATTCGCCCCATACTCAGCAGTCCCATATTCAGCAACAGTAGACTGAGGAATTTGCAATGTAGTGGCGTAATACTGACCAGTGAAGTCGTATCCCCACTTGATGATGAAGCCTTGGTTTGATCCACCAATCACCACCACAGCAATGCGCTTCAGGATAGATGTGACATTGGGCGTACCAAGATCAGCATAGGTGGTGAAATACTGCAATCTGTATGTGCTTGCATGGTCAAGGTAAGTTCCATACTTGCCCACATAACCATTCTTGCCAATCAACAAGTCTCCATTGCGTTTAGCAAGGAAAGCAGTTGGAGTGATGGAATCCCACACAGTTACCCGTGAAGAACCATCTTGCAATGCCGCCTTGGTGTCAAAGCAGTAGGTCTGGGTGGCAGTCGGGAAGTTAATCAGGTAAAAGGCATTTGACTCTGAATAGACTGCCTTGATGTTTGCCAATGTCTCAGCATTCACAATCGTCATCAAGTCATCACGCACATTCTTAGACAAGTCCCGCAAAGGAGCAGACTTCTCTTGAATGGTTCTGAGCAATGAACGCACACCACTGTTTGACAAGAAAACCACATCACTGCCTGTGTTGGCAATAGAGTCCCTTGCAATGCAACCAATGTTGCTGATGGTGTCACTCAGAGACAGGCTTGATGGGGTAGTCGCATTTGCATAAATCAATACTTGACGCTTGCCAAAGATAAACAAGAATCCATTGTGTGCTGCCAACCCTGTGATCTCATCAGACCCATTGGGCCATACCCGTGAAATATCCAAAGAACCAGCAGTTCCTGTTGACCAGATGTGACCTGCCAACAAGTCAGAGAAATAGACGGTTACAGTGTCAGCAGTGCTACTAGCAGTCCACAGGCGACCATAGGCAGAAATAACAATGTTGGTTTGTGGAGCAGTCGCAACATAACCACTTTTCTCGCTAACACGGCGGTATGTGGTGGTACTTACAGCAGGGTCATATATCAGCGGGTCATAACCCGTCTGAAAGAAATATGTTATTCCATTCAGAGAAGCACAATGCCAGTTGCTTGCGGTAATGGTGGGGCCAGTACCTCCCCCCCCATAGGTCAACTCAGTAACAGTAGCGCCACTCAGTTTAAACAGCTTGTTGTTTCCAGCGAACAGAACAGTCAAAGTGCCATCAGTCTGCACCAACTCATGGATGACTGTTACATCATTTGCACCAAGATTGCCAGAGGATGTGTTAACCCTTGAAAAGCCTTTACGAGAGCCAATGCGCCCGTACTGGTCAATCACGCAATTTGTGGCAATCGCAGCATATCCAGCCGCTAAATCAAGCGGAGAGTCCTGTGTGTTCAGCCCAAAGAAGCCTGGGGCTGAGACAGAGAATGTCTGGATTTGCTGGCTCATGTTGATACAAATTGCTGATTTTCTGGATACCGATTTGCCTCTAAAGCAATGTAATCGGAGAGCATGGATCGGAATAGTGTGTATGCCTCTGATGAAGACAACCCACCATCTTCTCCACGCTCAACCAATGCCCTGGCATACGCACCTTGAGCAACAACTACATCAGGCACAAGCACAACAGTGCTGTCAGCCGCCAAAGTTGCCTGGGGTATTGTCAGACTGAATTTCAGTATGTACACGCCATCAGGAATTGGAAACAAACTGACTTTTGTATCGTAAGAACCATCTATTCCATCAAAAGAAAATTCTGTTGGAATTGAGTTGACCAAGGGCAAGAAGTTCTGTTTGCGGTTCATGTCCAAAAATGTGATGTTAGTCAAGCCAACATTACTGGTTGTGTTGATGGCATCCATCACCTGAAACTTTTGACCAGCACCAGTGAGTGAATATGATGGGGTTGAAGCCACAGTAGTCACAGTAACTGTTTGCCCCAAAGAATTCCAACCAAAAGAATCTTCCACTTGACGCTTTGCATCGTTTACAAACTTTGCAACCAAGGTGGAATAGGTGGTTTCGTTGAAAGTGGTTACAACGGGTTCACGCAAGCGGATCAACACATCGTTGACAAGTTCTAGTAGTGTCATGCTCTTGCCAACCCTTCTTGTTCAAATGTGGCTATAAAACTGAATGTGCTTCCTGCTTCAGTAGTTATTTTGATCTTGTCATCTTCTTCTAAAACAATGTAGGCATTGCCATCAAACTGAAGATAGGTTTTTGATGTGAAATTGTATTGAGTCAATATATCAAGAGTGGTATTAGCACTTGCGTCATACCATTGAACAGTTATATGCTTGGTAGAGCCGCCTGTATTGTGTATATACATTACAGTAAATTTGGCGTAATAGCCTTTAGGACAGGTATAGACTGTTGTGTCTACTGTCGCTGCGGGACTAACACCAACTGATAATGCTCTCATTTCGCCTTTGCCTTGTTCCTTGCGGATATAGCTTTAGCTTTTGCCTTTGCGTCAGCCTTGGAGTTAGCACCCCATGCTTGTAGCGAAAGAAGCAGTCTCGTTGGTTCACCATTCTTGAACTCAGGGCCATCCATGTTGCCCATTCGAGCCAAGAAACTTGCTCTGCGAGGGTTGTCCCCCGACTTTACTGGCGCTTTGAGATTGCCACCAGTTGCCGCATTATAAGATGATCTGCCCTTGGCATTTAAGCCGCCTTTTGGATTTTGACCAGCTTTTGTCTGCCAAACAGGAGATTTCATCTACTTCACCTTTTTAACCTTCTTTGCAGTCTTTGCAGCTTGTTTAAAGTCAGCGGCAGTAGGCGCACCCTTGGCTCCTACCTTCCGCATCTTCTCACCAGAACCAGCCTTGATACGGGCTTGTTTGGCATTGATGTTGGCATAAAGTCCAGGTTTCATTTCTTGACCTTCTTCTTAGGTTTTGCCATGCCAGCCTCAGACAAGGCAATAGCAATAGCTTGTTTACGGGAAGTCACTTCTGGCCCCTTTTTAGACCCAGAATGCAAAGTTCCAGCGCCAAATTCTGTCATCACCTTGCTAATCTTTTTTTGTGCTTTGGTCTTCATTTGCCACGACTTGATTTCTTCATCATATTGGTAGCAGTACGACCACCACGCATAGGCAAACCTTTTGGTTTCCCAATTGCTACCATAATGGTCACAGGAACACCCTTTTTCTTGCCGTACTCTTTGGCTTCTTTCTCGCCTTTTTCAGAGTAGGGAAACTTCTTTTTTCCAACCATAGGCATAGCGTTCTCCTTTATTTCCAGACACGATCAGCAACAAAGGTAATCACACCGCCCATAAATGAAGCGATAGTCATACCCATCCAAAACCCACCCTTGCCCTTGTTGGCAAGTTCAAGCAAAGCCTTCACATCTTTACTCAAAGAGTGAACTTCATTCTGGAGAGCCTCAACTTGAGCCTCCAGTTTTCCAAAATCTCTAGCGTCTATATCAGACATTTGCAACTTTCCTTGGGCGACCC